AGCCCCTCCCCCTAGCTTCACTTATCCGATCTTCGCCGTCGAGCCGACCTTCGCGAAGGTCCTCTTGCCGTCGTCGCTGGCTTCGTGTTTGATGAAGATGATGACTTCGGTGTTGGGGACGTCTTCAAGTCCCTCCGCCATGCTGCGGCCTTCTAGGCTCACCCCGCAGTTCAGCAAGAACTCCTTCAACATATTCGCGGACTTGTCGGTGATGTAGAAGGTGTTGTCGATCTCCTGGCCGGCGATCATCTCCCCATCTTGCTGGAACTCCGCAATAGCGTCGGGATCGACATCATCGAGAGGGGCGATGATCTTGTGGACGAACTTCAAGAAGTCCGTTTTCTTCTTCGACGACTGGCCCTGTTCGGGGAGGCCCATCACAACCGTGTGATAGCTGCCCATGGGTAGGGTGACGGGAGGTTTGATCTCTTCCGAGGGACGGTTCAGGATATCGGTGAAGTTTGACATTTGGTCACGCTTTCGTAAGGGGTTAGAAGGGAATTTCATCTTCAAGATTAGGGGGAGTTGAAGCTGGCCGGGCGCGGTGTGGCCATTGGATTTCCTTTTGCGCTTCCTTGATCGCATCGTCGAGGAGTTCTTCGATCCTTGCGAAGTGGTTGTACCGTCCATCTCCGAGAGCGATTCTAGAAAGCGCCTCAAGGGCAATGGATAGGTTCTTGATGCGGAGGGTTGCATCAGTCATCGCCAAGTCACCGCCTTCACCGCCCACATCTGTGCCGTTTGCGCTTCGGTGATGGCGATGGAGCAGAGCCGGACCATCTCTGAGTTGTCTCCTCGCTTGATATAGCCTTGACGGAAATCATCCATGTGGTCGATGATCTTCGCGTAGAGGGTCTTGAGCTCATGGACATCTCCCATCCCAGAGGGGTTGAAGGAAAGGCCAACTGCCTTCTCGCCGAAGGTCTGTTCACGATCTGTCATCTCAAATCTTCCTTTGCAACACTACCGCCTTCGGACGCGCAGCGGCGCCCACCTGTGTTGCGGCTGGCACAGGCTTAGCCTCCTTCCGGAGGGTTTCGAAGATCGTGGCAAGGCCATCATCAGCGGGAAGGGATTTCTCCTTCATCTTCGATGGCATTGCCAAGTCTATCATTACGTCTGATTCGAGCTGGAGCGTTCGTTTCCCGGCCACACTCTTGAGGCGAATGTAGACGGGGAAGTATTGAGGGATTTTTGGTGAGAGTTTCTGCCCCACTCCTTGCGGGAATATCTTCGACGTTCCATCCGCTTGATCCATGAACTGGCCGTGGCAGATCACGATGACGTTGGTCTTGAAGGTGTCCGAGGTGAGGTTTGAAAGAACCATCTCCACCGCATCCTGGGCCTGACCATAGACGGCCCGGCCGTCTATCTCCCCCGACTTCCCTGGCTTCTGCATTTGCAAGTGGTAGTCGTAGGCGGCATCGCAGAGGCGGGAGAGGGAGTCGATGACGAGGATTGTGTTGGAGCCCCACTCCTTGGGCTTGCCCAGCTCTGTGTCATCGTACTTCCAATTATCGAGCATCTTCATCGCGTTCATGAAAGCCTTGGCCGCTCCGTCGATGACCATCCCCGCTGCGCCGGGCTTGTAGTTATCGCGGAGGGTTCGGAACTCAACCGAGTCGAGTTGCTTTGGGCACTCTACTAGGAGACGTTCTTTAAGGGAGTCGAGAAGGTTGTCGAAGTCGAGGATGCGGAGCTTGTATCCGGCCCGGACCAGGGACCACAGCGCAGTTGTCTTCCCCGACTTGCTGTCTCCAAGGAACAAAATCTTCGTAAATGAGTTGCTCTGATGCTCAGCTAGGCTTGGCAATGGCCACCTCCGTGTAGAGTGTGAGTAAATCCCCATCCCGAACATCTGCTTGAGGTGGGCGTGAGACGGTCATCTCGGTTGTGCCGCCAAGCTTGAGGGTGAAGGTGAAATGGTCCATCCTGACCACTGGGAACTTCCCCAACACTAAGCGGAAACGTAAGTCTGACATAGCATCACCAGTTCCATCTGCAGTTGTGTGACACGCTTCTTGTCTTCGTCCTTGCGAGTGTAGGCCGAGTCTTTGAGGGCTTCGGCCAGTTCAACAGCCTTCAGGATTATCTGCTTCTCAATGGATTCCACCGTTCGTCCTCCGGTAGTTGAATGAAATCGCTCTTCAAGTAGTGCTCACGCACTGATGGGTTCTTGCTACAGACATCGCGGAAGCGGCACCCACCATACATCCCACAGGACTGGTCGTTCTGTGGCCAATGGTCAGCTTCCGCAAAGGCTTCCGCGGCGTTCAGCCAATACTCCAAATCCGCGAGCCACTCGTCGATCAGATCATCCGACCTGTACGCAAACCCCCGGCTGAACTTCGAGGTGAACTTCTCCAACCCTATCTGCGCTCCCTCGATCACAATCCCCTTCACTTCCATATCCATCACAACCTTCCCGGCGAAGGTATAGAGGGTCATTTGGTTATTGGGGGAGAAGCCTTTGAAGAAGTAATCGCTTAAGGTTGTGGTGGTTGTCTTATGGTCGATGACGAAGATGTTTTCGTTAATGTCCACAACGCGATCTAGATGACCACACAAGAGGTATGGGATGTCTGGGCGTCCCACCGGGCCGAAGTCCAACTCGAACTTGAACGTCAGCTCGACAGCGGGCCGGCCATTTTCGAGGATGACGGTCTTCGCGGTGTCCTCACGATAGTTGTCGAAATAGTCCACCACGAGCTGAACGAGGGTAGATGGATTCTTATAGTTACCTGCCTTTGTGGTTGTGTCTGGGTCCCAGTCTTTAATACGCACAAGAAGTAATCTGACCGTTTCCCTAAGTGAATCCTCGTAGCTGAACCCATTGGCCCGGAGATTTTCGAAGTCGTGAATAGCGGCATGGTATTCACTCCCGAAGCGGAGATGGACGGATTCGTCCTTTGGCTGATAACCATCAATTATGGTGTATTTATAGTAGCGGGGGCATTGCTTTAGAGCACCGAGGCAACTGCTATCCCAAGCCACACGGACGTGGGTACCGGGAATGTATTGGGAAAGAGGGGCTTTGGTATTCATCAAAACCTCCGCACAAATCCGCCACCGGATGGGGCCTTGGGCTCGATTGGTGACGTCGATACTATCGATGGCATCTTGGTTGTGGTCGGCCGCGTCGTCGGCACTTCTGGCTTCTGTATCTTTCCTAAAAGGGCCTTGATGTCCACCACTGGCGCTCCGCTTTCCTTCTTCGTCTTGGCTCCGCCTTCTCGCATGGCTCGTTGCTTGCGTTGATAGGCGATGATCTTGTCCAGGTCCTGCTTCGTCAGGTCCATTGGGTCGAGGGACATCAGGGCTGTTAGGTCGGTTGGGGGCTCGGTTTCGGTCATGTTGGGTCCTGTGATTTGTTAACTACAATCCCACACTGAGGACAATAGGAATATGGTCCTATGTCACCACCACCTGCCAGCCCATAGCCCATTTCAATATTGGTTGAGAGGCACTTTGGGCAGCGGTCACTTTCGACCAAATGAACCTTGCCTCCTGTGCCGAAGATTTGAACATCATCGTCGTGGGGCTCCGGACCATCTTCATCACCAACAGCTAAATCACACGCGTCACAATACCAACCACCACTCATGATACCTACATCAGGTTCAGGACCCTGATAGGTATCGGTTATGTCAGTACTGCACTTGGGACATTCTGTCATGGCATCTCCTGTAAGGTCTTCTTTACAATGAATATTTCGGTCGTGCTTGGTTTGGCAAGCATCAGCTCTTCAAACCCCCCGCTCCGCTTGCGGCATTCATATAGAGCAACTACAAGTAGCTTCTTGTCCTGCTCCGTCTCACACGTGACGAGAAGTCCGAACTCCTGCGCTTGGGCTTCTTCCCAGAAGTTGAGGTAGGAGAGGGGATCAAGCTTCGTTGCCATCAATCGGTTCCTCCATCTCACTCAACAACTCCACCTGCCCCGGCTCCAGCGACATCTTCTCCGCGTAGACCCACCAGACTCCGTCGGTGTCTTCGCGGAGCTTTAGCATGAAGGGGTCGTATTCGCTTGCACCGTAGAGTTTGGTGTTAGGTGCGTGGGTTTTCATGTTCTCTCGTCGGTGCAGCTTCCGGGCTTGGTTGCACCGCAGGCGGAAGTAGTGAGCGTTTTCATACGATCCCACGGCGTACCGCCCGCCCTTTGGGTCGTCGACGATGCGTTCGAAGAAGTCCATGCAGTCGCCGTAGGAGAGGAGTGATTCTGGCAGTGTCACGAGGGAGCCCCTTTCATTACCATTTGATATTGTCGCTGTCGATTTCGGTAAGGCGATCACTGCTGCGGGTAGAGATCACGTAGTCGAGATTGCGGTCCTGATCCGAAGGATTGGTCCGCACCAACCATGGATCGAGATGAATGACATTCGCCCATTCCAACCCCTTGGCCTTGTGGCCTGTTGTAAGGAGGATCGTTCCCTGTTGCTTAAAGATCGCTTCCGCGTATGCGATGGCTTCGTCCAGGTCCTTAGCTCGCTGCGCGAACACCCTCATGCATGCGGCGATGTCAGGGGCGGAGCGGGATTCTTTCTCAAGCCTGTCGGCTTCCCACTCAGCGATGGATTCAAGAACCCCTTGGCGTGAGAGGGTTGGTGGGCCGAGCTTCTTCATAATACCAACCAAGCGAGGACCAATATCGCTCCCAGCAATGCTGATTGAGCGGCCAGATGAAAGTAATTTGAACGCCATGGACAGGAGCGGGGCGTTGTTACGGCAAATAATAGTAGTGCTATCGCTAATATCGGTAGCGTTAAGAGCATCGGGGGCATCTACATTTCCTCCCTCGTTGAACCATTTGAAGTGTGGCACATGCCAATGCACATTCCGCACAATCGCCTCAGGACACCTGAAGCTAATGCTCAGACTATGTCCCTCGCACTTGTAAGCTTCCTTCGCTTCTTCGATCCCTCCGGCTTTGGCTCCGCGGAATCCGTAGATGTTTTGCCAAGGGTCACCAACGCCAATGAGCCTTCCTCGCACCAGCTTTTTAAGAAAGGCGTGATTGACTGGAGACAGGTCTTGGTACTCGTCAACGAGAACAAGTGGAAACTGAGGGTATGCACCTCCGAACAGTGCGGGCATGTATACCTGATCGTTGTAGTCAATGAGCCCTTCGTAGGCCTGCTTGATAGAACGTGATAAGACGGTGTCAATGAGGTCGGCGGTGAGGTCATCTGGGGTTTCGTCCAAGAAGGAGTGGAACTGGGTGCGGGAGAGGAGGCGTTTGGCGTTGGAGTTGGCGTCGGGGGCGTAGCCCAAAGCTTTGGCGAGACCGACACCAGCCAGCACTTCGTGATAGACGCCCCAAAGGGTTTCGGAGTACGCCTTCGGCGCGGCAGAGATGATGTCTTTTAGGATGATACGGCATTTGGAGACCTTCCCGTAGCCGTTTTGAAGTGTTAGGGATCGGCACGAGCCCCAAATGCGGTGGCCGCAAGAGTTGAAGGTTTGCACGACGGTGGTTGGGAGCATCTTGCGCTTCGCTTCGTCGGCGTTCTTCTTTCCGAAGACAAGGTAGAGGATGGCGCTGCGCGGCACGGCTCGTTCGGTCGCTTCGAGGGTGAAGGTCTTCCCGGTCCCGGCCAGGGCTTGGATCATAAGGTTGGCATCGCTGGAGCGGGCGGCGGAGATGATGGAGGATTGTTCGTCGGTGTGGGGGTGACTGGTCATATTTTGGCCCTTGTGACCTTAACAGTTTCAGCATTCAGACCCCACATGACATCACCAGGATCATCATCACCATAGGCTCCTGGTGGACGTAGCTGTCCCCTCCACGTCTGTACACTTTCAGTTATGTACTGGATAATATCGGTGTTGGTTGCTCCAGTTGGCACTTCCAGACACACTGTGTAGGTTCGGTTCTTTGGCATGGCTCTTTCCTTTCAGCTCAGCAGCTTCCCTTGCGCCAACTCAACAACCTTCTCCCGCATCCGCTTCATTAGCTCCGCCACGGCGAGCCAGCCCATTGCCAGGACGTTGTCCTTGTTTGTGTCTTCGGTTTTATGGATATGGGCGATCACGGCGCAGCAGTCGCGGGCTTCGTCGAGGTGGTGGAGGAGTTTGGTGAAGGTTTCAGAGCGGGTGACGAGGCCACCCTTCGTTGAAAAATTAGTTACCACGCTTTTTGCTCCACCAGTAAGAGGGATCGTTGCGCCATTCAGGAATCATCGGGTGGTGCATCTGGTGCTGGCAAACCCTCTGCACTCGTTCTTGGCCTATCTCTGTCGTGACGCCGCGGATGGTCCGGACCACCGGCATCTCCGGGTCCCTCCAGTCGGGGATGTCCGTTCGCGGACGAATCCTTCGCTGGGTCATAGCCGCCTCTTAATGAAAGCTTCCGGGTTCGGTACCCAATCGCTCTTCTTGAAAAGCGCTTTGATGTCTACCTTCGGAGCTGGGCCATGGCGGTAGTGGTCCGGCAGAGCCGTTGGCATCGGTGGAGGACTGGCCGGTCTATCTGTCCATTCAAGACCAATATCTACGCCGTTATCGATGATCTCTGCGTGCCAATACGGATACGCTCGGTGGCCCGAGGTCGGGATGATCCACCAATACCCCATTGCATCACATTCGAGACAGCGTGAGTGGATGAAGGAGTCAACATCATCCGTTGGTCCACAGTGAGGCTTACCGTTGCACTCGGGGCAAGACATCTTCGTGGCAACATCAAACGCGGCTTCCCCGGACACTTTGTGTGCGATCAAGAACAGCTCTGTCATTGGCATACATGCCTCATCAAAATAGTACCTATCTGGATACCCCATAATAGGCTCAGGAAGTTTACTGTGACAAAGATGATTATCTGTGTTGTCATTGCACCTTCCCCTCCCCACGCTCTGCGATTGCCACGTTCAACTTAACGCAATCGCAGAAATATTTGAGGTTGTTTTCCAGGTCTGACCCATCGACGTGTCCCATCTGCCACAAGGCCACGTACATTGCGGAGAGGATTTCTGCTCCCTCCGAAGGACTGTCAGAGACCATCACAAGGGCACTGAATAGGCCTTTGGCTTTGTTCATTGTCTCTGGGGCGGAGGTTGTCCATTCACCTTTGCTCATCCAATAACTCCCAACTTCTTCAGCACATCCCGTGCGGCTTCGCGATCGTTCGAAGTGAGGCCCAAGCGGCGCATCTCTTGGGTGGGGACTGGAGGGCGAAGGTAGGGTTCGCCGGAGTGCTCAACATGCATGGCACCGAGGTGGTGGAGGACCGCAGAGAGGCCTCCCTCGGAGCGGGGAAACGCGGCCACGTATGGGGCGTTCTGTGAAGGGAGTTGGGCGTAGACGTTTCGTTCATCAGCCCACACAAGGATGGCGTAAGTCGGGGCTGCGGATTTGGCGACCGAGGCGGTCATCAGAAGTGTCCCTTCATCCTCGCTCGGATATCCGCGTAGTCGTTGATGATGGCCATCAGAGAAACCTCCGTTTCATGAAGGGAGAGGAAGGCGGTTCGATCACTTGCATCTCATGTTGATGGTCTTTCTCAAGTCCATTTGGTAAAGCCTCAATGTCTTCGGCGGTCATGGGTTCTGGTTCAGCGAAACTGTCTTCGCCTTGAACCCAACCCCCACGGTCATAATCGAAGAAAAACTCTGTACCAACATACCCCCGATGGAGGAACTTCGGTAGCATGTCCCGGTGGCGACAGGTTGGGCGAACTCCTGCTGGGCATTGGCAGGCGTCCGTGGTACAGAGATAGGAGGACTCGGTGTTCATCGCTTCGTCAAACTTGGTGATGCGATATTGATCACCGCTGTGTTTGCAATTGTAGAGGGTCATTGGCAACCTGAATAGCCATGAGTTGTGATGTATTGAAGGATGGCGAAGGTAATGGCCCCACCCATCCATGTGAAGATGAATGCTGGATAGTTCATTTCCGTGTCCAGTCATCTGGTCTGAAAGCCACTTCCCCTTCGAAGTGAGCGTCGATATACGCCTTGATCTGCTCTTCCGTCCACGTGCCGTCATCGGCGATGATCCAAGTTACCTTGGCTTTCTCTTGAGGGGTGAGCCGGTCGAGTTCGCTGGCGAGGACTATCACAGCCATCCGTCCCGCTTGCCTATGTCTACAACACACAGCGGAATGCCAATCATACATGCGCCAAAGGCAAGCCAGTAATGACCTGTCAGGGCACAAATCCAAGCGTATGTTAAGCATAGCCATTCTAGTTGGTTGAGGGTCATTGCCCCTCCTCCACCTTGCATCCCTGCCACACCCACCTGCTTCCCTCAACCTTCACTGGCGCGTCGTAGGGGTGTGCCCAAGGACGGTCCAAGATGGACCTGCACTCCTCCCAACTGCCGTAGGGCCGGGGCCAAGAGGTGGTCCAACAATCTTCGGGATGGGAGAGCATGCAGGCGATGGTGACGATTTTCCAGATCATAGTGGATATATCCCTGTGCAATGTTTGCCGTCGTCGGCCTGGCCACGGATGAAGTGTTCACCTTCGCTGCAAAGGAAGAATATATCACCGTCTTGGTCTGCTTCGAGCACATTCTTGGTTGCAAAGGTACAGGTGAACCCGTCATCAACTTCGACCTTCATCCCAGCCTTGGCCTCCTTCAGTTTCAAATAGGCCCGGCCGTTCTTGTCAGTCTCTGGATAGCTCATGGCATGATCTCCCATTGTAATAACCATTATACCACATTCTGCGAATGAAGTCAATCCCCCTGGTAGTCCCTGATTGGGGCTAAGGCTTCGCTACCGGCATCAGGGCCCAAAGGGCCAAAGTGATGCCGAGTTGATGGAGAGTGGTATCGCCGAGTAGATAGCTGGCGGCTATCACACAGGCTAATTGCATAACGCCTCTGATAACATGGCGTGGCATTGGCATGGCTCCTTCGAGAGAGAAAATCCCCCCAGCCCATTCTCGGCGCTGGG